TAATTCACCATTCCAATAAAATACTTGACCTTTGTAATTTTCCCAACCCCCACACTCTTCTACCTCTTCAGCAACTTTTGAAGGGTCGTATTTATTTATGTAAACAATATCGGTAGGTGAAAACTTTTTTTTCTTTACATGTCCCCAATCTTCATAGACTGCAATTTTACCGTAATTTTCGTTACCCTCTGAAACTAATCGACAATATTCAAAAGGTATAATTGACAACTCACGTTTTTGTAGTAATCCATTATAATTAACATGAACAGCAACACCGCCATGTGAAGTATAGTAGTCGATTACTTTACGTGTAAATTTATCAACGGTTTGTTTCGCGTTTACTTTATTCTTGTAAAATGTAGTATCTTTTAAACCACCGCCAAAAACAAATTTGCGTTGTAATTTTAAGCAAGTTTTAGCAGTCCCTGAATCGCTAACAATATCAATTACCCTTTGAGGATATTTGTTATCGAAATCGTATTTCTGTACGTAAAACGCTGGGTTTTCCTTGCTTGTTATCCGTTGCTCAACCTTTTGAGCTGTAGATTTTAGTTTTGCCATTATTTAGGTGCAACTACTTTTTTAACGGTTGGTTTCTTTTTTTTACCTTCTTTAAACCAATCTGGAACTTTGTCAAAAAACTTAATTACCCCAGGATTTGCATTCAATGCGTTTAAACATTCTGTATCTGTTGAATGTTCTGAAATTGCATCATGATTAAAAGACTGTACTAACACACCTTTTTTAACAAAAAATTCTTTTTCCATCTTTTCGGTTATTTTATTTATTATGTTATCTCTTTTTAATGCAAAAAATAAATCTTCTATACATTCGCATTTTGCACTTTTATTTAAATGAATTCCAAATAACAAAAAGTTTAATTTATTTGCTTCAATCCATTCTATACTATTTGGATTTGACCTCCAAACTTGCTTAGTCTTTTCGTAACTTAAAACTTCTTGTATTTTTTCAGTCATAAAAAAAGGGTGCGATTAATTTCACACCCTAAAAATAATATTATTTTTGAATTACACTATGACAAAAGACCGTCAACTACTGCTTTTGATGCAGCGTATGAAGTAATAAATAAATTGTTAGGTAATTTAGGTTCTTTATTTAACACTGTAGAGAATGTAAAATCAAATGCACCTTGAGTATCCGCATTGTTTGGGTCACGTTCCAACGCTGTTAATTCTAAACCTGAGGTTAATCCGTAAACCTCAAATGCTGAATTTCCCGCTGTACCTTTGAAGTAATTTTCAACGATAACAACAAAACGACCATCTTTCGCTGAATTGAATTGCTCTTTTATCTCTGGAGCAATATCAAAACCTTTCATTTGAACCGAGTGATCAAACATGTTTTCATACCCTTGTTTTACAAGCATTGCTTTTGGAGCAATAGAATTGTTTTTACCATCGATTTGATAAGCTAATTTCCCCGTTTTTAAAACGATATCCTCAACCGTTGCAACGTTTGTAGCGTTGTAAACAATAGAAGCTATATCATCAAAATTAATAATCAAAGCCCTATCTTTTGTACCTCCTTGTAATGGGGTTGTACATGACTTTAAAATGTTACTCGCGATTTGTCCGCATACTGTAGCCATATTTTTAGTTTTTTAATGTGAGTAAAAAAAAGGGAGGTTTTACGCTCCCCTTAGTTATTTTCTAGTAAGCTAATTGTACTAATTCGTCTTGAGCTACAACAGCGTCTATTCCGAATGCAAACTTCAAATATGTTTTATTCAAAGTTTTATCGTACCAAACGTCAGTCTCACCCAAAGAACCAACTTCTTCAACACCTACCTTAAGGTTTGTTTTAGTCGTTAGGATTGCACGGTGAGGTAAGTAGTATTTAGTACCATTTGAGAAGTATGTAGTAATCATTCTATCCCACAATTGGAAAGCAACTACTTCGATACCACCAGCTTTTAATACTAACATTCCGTTCTCTAAACGCTCAGTTGTATAAGCTACGTTAGAATTGATTAATTCACGTTCGTATTGGTCATAAACCGATTGAGTAACTACGTAAATCAAGTCGCTAGCACCACGTAAACGCATATCCGCACCATAACGCATATTTTGCAAAGTTGTCGTAGCAACTTTATCTGTAGTATCTGTAGAACTAAACGCTTGTAATGCAAATGAAGCAGCAGCGTTTTTAGTTGCGAAACCAGCAGTTTTACGCGCAGCAGTCGCAGATACGATTGCGAATAATTGTTTCCAAATACCATCGATTTTATCAAAGTATGCTAAATCAGTTCCATTTGTGATTACACCAGCCGGAGAACTATTGTAATTAGCCGCTGCAGTATCTCCAAAGTAAGCTAAACGATATACTGTTTCAACGATAGCGTCTTTTACTAATTCCTCTAAATAAATTAATAAATCTGTAGAAGTTAAATCTCCTTTAGCAATTCCTTTTTTAGCACCCCAAATAAAGAAAGTGTTTTGTAAATCTTTCCAACAAAACGCTAAACGGTCAGATACGTATGCAGGGTCCCAAAACTTCTCAGTATTTGTAACTGTATTTGTAGCATCTGACTCAGAACATGCGTTTGTACCTTTACCTAAAAGACCGTTGATACGTCCTAATATTACAATTTGTTTTTTTGCTACGATTCCCTCAACGATGTCGTGGAATTGTGCAATATCAGGTTTTGCAAATGCACCTGTAAATAACGCTTCAGAAATTTCTCTAATTTCTTGTCCGTTAAATGTTAAATCACTTGAGCTAATTACTGCCATTTTTTTTATTTTTTAAGGTTAGTTAATTCTGCTTTTCTTTCTGCCATTGTTTTAGGCTTTGCAGGTTCTTCGATTTTTCTAAATTGTGCTACTGCTACTGGAGGGGTGAAGTTTGAACCTAATTTTGCAAGTTCTTCCATTTTCGCGACTACTGTTTCAGCAACTTCTTGAGCTTTTGCAAGTTCAATTTCTTTCTCTTCAAACTTCGCTTTCAATTCAGAAAGTTCAGCTTTCAAAGCGTCCATTTCAGGTGCTTGTTCGTCTTCTGCTTCTACGATTTCAGTAATCACTCCTTCAGTAACTACAATTTTAACACCAGCTTCAGTAACATAGTCGCCGTTTTCCGGTTTAGTTCCGTCTTCCAAAGTAATAGCATCACCTACTACTAAATCTTCAAACGCTGTCATTAAAGTGCCTTTGTCTGTAACGACTACCATAGCAACTGCCTCGCGTTCGTTAGTTTTCAAAGCCTCAGTAAACGCAGACATAGCTAGTGCCAATCTGTCCATTAAAGGTTTTTTCATATTTATTTGATTTTGGTTATATAATAGAGCAACTGCCCTCTTTTCCATTTTTGGTAACACCGCACTAGCAAAGCCTAATTTTAAACATTGCTCACTTGTTAACGATGTTTCGATTTTCATTAATCCGCTCAAAGCCTCTTTTGATACTCCCGTAGCTTTTGCATACATGGAAATCATTTCGCTTTCAGTTTCTTTGATTCCTTTTGCGTATTCTTCTAATTGGCTAGCGTCACCGCTTACACTCTGTAACCATGGGTTGTGGATTAGGTATGTTGTTCCTTCTATAATCATTCTATTTTGAAGTGGTACTGCTAAATGTATTTCCGTAGCAATTGAAGCGCAAAGAGTTTCAGCAATTGTAAAGCAATTAGGCACCGATTTAAGAAATTCAGCAATCGAACGACCTACAGATACATAACCACCCTCTGAGTTTATATGCACATGTATAGCATCTACTTCGTTTAAATCTTGAATCTGTGCAACTACATCAATAAGTTCAACACCTTTTGCCGTAACGTTTCCGCTATCATCGTAAGAATTACCTATTTGTCCAGTTATGTATACGTGTCCTATCATGTGTATAAAATTAATTCTTATATTTGCGTAAAAATTGACACGAAAATGACAATACACGTAATAGGAAAAGGAGAGTCAAAAGAGTTTTTTAAACACGATGGTAACGTAACTATCGGAGTTAACGACGTGAATAGATGGATTGAAACGGATCATATAGTTATGGTAGACCCAGTGCCTGAATCTATGAGAAATGTATTAATAACTACAAACGCAAAGTTTTGGAGTCAATTAGAAAGTAATAGTATTTATGTAAAGCACTTCAATAAAATAGACTTAGCGCGTGGTCGTGGAGTATTAGAAGAGTTTGATTCGGATAGGTTTGTTTATTCTATTACATCCCCATTTGTAGCCGTACATTTAGCTTATAAGCTAGGCGCTAAAAACATTGTTATGTGGGGAGTTGATTTTAATACACACCCTAATTTTGATACGGATAGTTTACGTAATCGAGCTTTAAAAGACTTCGGAAACCTACGTAAGAAATTAAACGAGCGAGGCGTTAACTTTTACGTAGGTCATGAAATGTCTATGTTTAGTTCAATACTTCCTATACTGGAATCTTAATAACATTAAAGTTCATATCTGAAACAATTGTATTATTTGCACTTGATGAATTTTGAACAAATAACTCAACGTAATCATTTGTTGTTAATTCAACCACAATTTGAGTAGCTCCGAACGATGGAGTCGAACCAGCAGCACACAAAATAGTCATAGCGCTTTCTGAGATAATAGTTCCATTTTTAGCAATTCCTATATTTATATTTTGAGTAGATACAGAAGTACGAACGTTACAATTAACGGTTACCATGAATGATTGACTAAATGCTCCCGTATACGTTAATCTATTTGAACTAGGCATAGTAAACTTTGAATTTGTACCCATTGCTGTAGTTGTACCTAAAGCCTTAAACCAAAGAGTCGTATTATTTGTTCCAGTCGCTGTAGTGTTGTCAATCATGTACATAAATCCACGAGTAGACGTGTTTGTAATACCTACACAATTTGCAAATAAAGATTTATTATAAGTAGCATTTAAACCCGTTAAATAAGTTCCACCACCCGAAAAATTAACGGTATCTAAAATATATTTTTCATCTCCAATAGTAGCAAGGTCAGAAGCATTTAAACCAGTTTCACCACTCAATACTACAAACGATGAGTATATTATTCTAAACCTACGCGAAATTGTTAACGTGCTAGGTAGTATTATTACCGTACCACCACTAGCGCAGTCAAATAAACAGTTTGTCATACCGATAGTTCCAATTGTACCATTGAATGTAAGACCTTGAGAATTCAAAAACGCACTATCATTCATAATAAAATTCGTGTAATTGGATATAATCCCAACCGTTGCGCAGTTTGTAAAGTTTACACCGAACCAATCTAGTGCAGTTGTTGAGCCGTCACCAGTTAAATTTAAAGCCGTTCCGTGTGTGATTGTAATATTTCTAATTGGTAACGAATAGGAGGAAGTAATTAAAGCCGTTGCGCTACTTAATCCAGTTGATTTAATTATACAATTCTCGGAAGAACCGCCTAGAATAGTTGTATTTACACCACCTACTAACCTATCCCCAGTTAAATCTATCGTAGTGGTAAAATAGTAAGTAACATTATTCGCTAGTGTAATAACACCACCCGAAGGAGTTGGTAAATTTGATTTAGAATAAACAAAAATAAATTCACTACTTCCTGACGCTGGAGTATACCCCAATATTTCACTAATAGTCGCATTTTCCCATAGTGCTGTTGAATTATTGTAATATACTATGTCCTTATCCGTTTCGCTAGTGATTTTAACTCCATGCAATTCGTTTAATTCATAACCATTTTGTATGTGTAGAATAATTTTACCATTCGTGGCATTTGCATAAGCAACGTAACCAATAAATACAGCGTGCGCCGGTTCGTTAGGTATTACGTTTGTAAACTCTCCAGCAGTTTCAGAAAGCCACAAAGCATCCCCATCCGCGAACCCAGCAGTATTCACATCGTGCAAAGTTCCATGAGTGATTATATATCCATCCGTATTATGTGAAATAGAATTTCTAGTTACGCCTATTGTTTTACTAGATGATATTTCTAAACTTGCATCTGCTAAAGTAATGTTTGGTTTTTGACCCGTAGCGCCACTTATATAAACTACCTTA